GCGTAGTAAGCTCAGGACCAAGCGGCAGACTTGTAACCGTGTAGGAGTCTGTCAATACCCTGTCTACGTGGTAGAACACCGTACCGTCAGCCTCCGTCACGTAAAGTTGCGCAGTATAACCAGCGAGTAGTGGAATGTTGCTGAGTGTAAAACCACCGTTCAAAACTTGTACGCCTACTGCTGGACTGGCTCCACCCTCACGCCCTGTCGAATCTGTGTAAGTGAGAACCGCCTGGTAGAATCCGGCAAACAGACTGCCACTAGAATCAGCTATGTCTGGCTGTGAAGGAGATGGCACACCCCACCGCGTGACGGTGTTATCCGGCTTAATCAGTAGCTTATCAGCACCGCAGGAAAGATAGATGATATCGTTCTGCTCGCTCCAATAAGCAGTACCTGTAAGGATACCGTACAGAGTGGTAGTTGTACCGTCAGCATTTACCCGTTTAAGCGTCCCAGCGTCGATGATATAGAGCTTGCTGTAATCGAAGGAGCTGTACGATCCGGTGATGCGCGTCGCAGCAACGTGAGACGTGTACCCTTCACGCAACGCCACTCCGTGCGAGTTTGTAAAATCAACATTGTCCGCGATAGAACACCAGGACCACGTACGCTTCTGATCAGTCCCTACCCCGGTCCCACGCATAGGGTCTGAAACATTATTCAGCCCATCGAAGGTACGTAGCGTTTTGATAGAGCTAGTCTGCACTACGTTTCCACCACCGCCCAGGTATTTTGACAGAAGACCCATCCCATGTGTTCGGGACAAAGCCGCATTCCTTTCCATCGGCCCCATCTAGGAATTGGTGGGTAAAACGCACCGCCTTGTTGGGGGACACCTCCGCAGCGGAGAGCAACGCAGACTTAGTAATCTCATCCATAGGTGGCCTCCTGATAACGTGCGCCTATCATATCATTTTTAGCCGTAGCTTTCACCTATAACGGGTTTTGCCATTTTGAATCTCCTTGGTTATGAATATCCCACTCTCTCAGCGCGTCGATCCGCGCCCTGCACTGCTCGTATAGGTCTGCGGCATCGACGATCCAGGTTGCAACGTCGGTGTCCGTGCTGTCGTTGGTATCGGGGGGAGCGGCGGCAGGGGCTGGAGCAGCGCTGCCGGAGGATGAGGGCAACTTGATACCGAAAGCGGGGGATTGCTGGAGCAGGCCGCGAGCGTCAGCAGACAGGCAAGTGCGGCCAGTAGTAGCGGTTTTGATGTCATTTCGGAGTCTCCGGTTGGTAGTTTCAAGGTCAGTTAGGCGAGCATCGCGCTCGGCCAGCGCCTGATCGGCGGCATGACTTGCCGTTTCAATACGGCGCCGGGTTTCTTCGGCGGCGGCGGTTTCGCGCTTGGAGATATCGGCTTTGAGCGCTGATACCTCAGCTACCTTTGCGCGGTGCTCCCATGTGTAACCGGAAGCCAAGCCAAAAACAAAGAGCAGCGCGGCGGCGATAATTGGAAATGGGTTCAAGGCTGTTCTCCTACACACATTTTATATTCTGACTGGCGGCGCTTGGTAAGCCCAAACGATTCCATACCACCAGCACGATTCCATTTCAGCAATTCCTTGCACGCACCAGCATAATCTGGTGGGGCTTGCTTGAGCTTCTTCACTAACGAGGAATGACATGCATTGCCCACGCCGACGTTATAAGCCCACGAAACATAAGCATCCCATTCACCCTTGCGCAGTGGCACATCGCCAATGCACCCAGCCAGCCCTTTGGCGTGAGCGTCTGCATCGCGCTGTAGGGTTATAACAGCACGCACAGGATCGGTTTTATCCCCGCGTTTAATAGGGCCGGATGCGGTCTTAGTAGCGCCAAACCCTATTGTCTGCACGCCCACGCCATCGTCGTAGGCCGCGCCACGGTAGCCCTCATAAGCAGCAAGCGACGCAATGACAGCCGCCGTTGCGCCGATAGTCTTCCATGTCGATGCGGGAATGCGCGGTTGGTCAGGCATCGTCGTCACCCAGCGTCTTGGGCTGACGCACCAGGCGAGAAATCACTACCGCAACTGAAAGTACAACCGTCACAGCCGCGAACAAGCGCGGCTCGATTACGCCCATGAATGCTGGCATGGCGATGAACATCCCATTGAGCGCCGCCGTCAACAGGGCGAAGCGCACGCTCCATGCGTGTATTACAAGATTCTTCCAGTCTACATAGAGTTTCATCGTACCTTCTCCTTCGCATCGTGCACCTTAACCCACGCGCTTATATCACTGACATCTTTCTTGATAGTGACGATCTCATTAAACGCGAAACTTATGAGCACAATGGCAAGGGCTTGGATAGCTCCAAGCAATCTCGCCGCCACCCGCCACATCCCCTTGCCTTGGTTCATCAGCAATTGCTCTCGTTCTGTGTGGGCCTCATAAGCCGTCAAGTGGTTGTCGAGTTTTTCCGCTACTTCGTTGATGATACGAGTGTTGGCGATCAGCGATTCGTTGATCTGCTGGAGGACGATCAGAAACGCGCGGTCTTTTGGATCATTGGCTTGCTCAATAAGAACAAGTATCTTATCTTGTGACACGTCAGAGGCCCTTCTATTATGTAATTCTGTCATTGCCGATACTCCGGCGGTAATTGTGTACCACGTAGCTCGGATTCAAAGCTCAATTTACAGTGATCGTGCTCAAACGGGCTAAACAGCACGTCAACCAAGGGCCGCAACAACTTTCCAGAGGGTCTTCCCTCACGCTCCATGCGGTATAACGCCGCACTAATAGTTTCATCAGGCATACCCTCGCCAAACGTTAGAGTAACCCATAGTAACTGATCGACAGCGATGAGTAGATTAAGAAGTCGTTGCTTAATAACCATGTTTACTTATGCAAGAATCTCAGCGGAACGACCAGCGGCAAGGAGTCCCGCAGCTTCCAATGCCTGCACTCCAGAGATTGTTGATGAGTCATCGAGGTTTATTTCCTCTGCGAGTTTGAACTTGTCTAGCCAAACTTCAATCTGAACATTTGATTTAGCTGCTGTGTAGATTCCACCAAGTTCCGCATCCGTAAAGCGGTTCATGTATGCTAGTTTGGTTAGTGTGCGAACACTTGGAGTGATCACAATAGGTTCTTCGACCAGTCTATAAAACGGATAGTGCGCGGCGCAGAAATCTTCGCTTGCATCAATTGTATTGACCACATTGCCGTTTACTGCATCAAGAATTTCATATCGCATTTTAATACTCCAAAATTACTATGCCACCGCCGCCAGCACCAGATGTTGCTGCGTAGGTAGCAACAGCATTGACGCAGCCGCCGCCGCCAGCTCCTCTGCCGCCATTGCCGGCGGTGACGGCGGCAGAAGAGTTGGAAATACCGCCTCCTCCGCCGCCGCCAAATCCGCCAACGCCTCCGTTAGCTGATCCGGCGCCACCACCAGCACCATCACCGCCAGTGCCTCCGGTGCCGCCACCGATGCCACCGCTACCGAATATAGGAACTGCGACAAAAGCTACTGATATAGGATAACCTGTTGCACCAAGTATATTCAGCCCACCAACAGCACCACTATTGGGGCCGCCGGCACCGGCGCCGCCACCAGTCGAAGAAGCTATTGAAGCTGCTAATGGGCTTGCCCCACCACTCGAATATCCAGTGGTTCCAACACTTCCACTTGCAAAAGCACCAAAACCAACGTTTATGGCGCCGCCGCCTGTTGCGCCAGTACCGGATACAGTAACTGCGCCGCTACCCCCGCCTGTTAGATTCAAGTCGCCACCAGAAGCAGTCCCACCAGAAGCGCCGGAAACTGTGCCAGCAGCTTGCAACCCTCCACCGCCACCGTTGGCTGTCAAAGTAGTAGAACCAATAACAACGGTTGTATTTCCACCTGCATTGCCGTTCGCCGCAGCACCAGCGGCGGGAGCGACAGCCGCCCCGCCAGCCCCAATCGTGCAGACGATTGATGTCCCTGCCGCGATATACATTTCTTTAATACACGTGCCACCTGCCGCGCCACCGGAAGCGGTATTAGGACTGGCCGCCGACTTTGCCGCACCAGAACCACCAGCCCCAATTGCTGTAATACGATACATCCCAGAAGATTGTGCGGTAATAGTCTGGCTACTCCGTACATACATAACCGACCGACGACCGAGACTGCTATTAAGAAATTGCTTCAGATCACTCATTAGTAGATTCTCCAGGTCGTTCCGTTGTAGACAAGGCCAACGCTGATATTGTTGGTGGATAGCGTCATGTCTTCTGAAAGGCCCATGATGGCGCTGCCGTTCCGACTGATTGTCAGGTTATTTGTTTGAAACGCACCACCACCATCTGAAATCTCAACATAATTCCCAGCCGAAGGAGATGCTGGGAGAGTGATCGTAAATGCGCCGCCGGACGTGTTTGCTACAATTCTGTTGCCAGATACGGCTGTATAGTTAGCCGTCTTAATCTGCCAATCATCGGAGATGTACGAGCCGGGGATCGTGTCCCCGGCAGACAGTTCTTGCACCGTCCCACCGTAATTAGCCAGTGGTTTTTTTGTCGCCATGATTTAGGCCAGAACGATCACGTCTCCGGGGTTGAACGATAACGTAGTCGCATTGATCGCCGTCCCGACGGGCTGCACCACGTTGCCGGAACCAGACGGTGCTGTTGCGGAAACTCCACCCGCGGTCGTTGCCAAGAAATACTTTGACCCCGGAGTAAGTCCAGACATCTGCGTGTTGGACTGCGAGGTACGGTACACTGTAGCGTTCGCAGGTGCAGTAACGGCTGCCAGCACAAAACCCATGGCCTCTTTTCCTGCGGTTGTAGCGTCGGCTTTTCTGGCGTTTGCGGCACCCGAGTTAGACCAAATGTTCACCAGATTGCCGGCTGCCAGGTTCTCAGATGCTGGAATGACATCAGCTTCCATACCAGAACCCACTGGCATCATGCTTGAGTCGAATCTACCCGACGGATCGAGCGCGGGGATTTTTCCGGCGTCTCCTGCACCCCCCGATGTTTGAATCGCTACAGCTTCAGTCAACACGCCTGCGTTGTTTTGGATGTATTTGTTTCCAGCCATGGTGTTTCTCCTAGTTTAGAAATATTGGTTCGTGTAAATTGATGAATACCTTTATAGCGGTGATCGGGAATGCGACTATCAAGCTGAACCCAGTTACCGGCGCAACCTGCGTCAGCATCCCTGACGACG